CATGCCCATAGTTTTCCATTAGATCTCTATCAAACGCTTGCCGACCTTCTTTAACCCCGATAATTGTGTCCGGCGCTATCAAATACTCTAGTACCCGCATCAACTCACCGTTAGGGCCGTCTTTTAACATAGATAACTTATCGTAGAAAGAAGCATTAGACGACGTTACGCCAATCAGTTGCCATCTAGTGCTGTTCTCCATAAGTTGCGAAGTGACGGTCAGACGGTCTTTACCCTTACCTTGAGATACACCATATGCAAAGTCTGAAAACAGTTTTGCGGGTAAGTTAGTAATCTCATCTTGCGTAAAGCACAAGTGGTTGTAGATGCCTAGCTTTTTATATAGTGAGTTAGCTGTATCTTTTGGAGTACCGCATAAGTCTTTTGGGTGCCCAAATATGCTGTTAATCATGAACAAAACAGTAGACTTGCCAGTACCTGAATCAGAATGCACCAAGTTTATTAGCGCTCCACTTTGCCCAGTAAACCTAAGTAACGGCGAACCAAACGCACTTAATGCCGCAAATGCTTTTGCTTCCAAACCCTCTCTACCGTATAAACTCCATACCTCTTTCCACTTCTCAAAAGTACCTGCGGTGTGTATACGTGGTGCTATCTCTTTTGTAACATCTGACGGAGGGCTATGGTACACACCATCCGCACTTATTTCTTTGTCCCCCAAAATAAACTTGCTGTCCTTGTCAGCCCAGCCGAATTGTTTCCTCATTATCTCCGCCCTTTTCTTATATTGTAAGTTTCTAGTAGCATGTGCTATGTACATCGCTACTGCTTCGGCTTTCTTTCTGCCTATAGTTATCACACCGTTTTTAGCTAACATCGAAGCTAAGTCCGCTAACTTAGACATGTAAGCACTTTCGATAACGAACTCTCGTATACCATCAGTAGGTAAGTGAACCTTGACTACAATCATGTCCCCTATCTCACGATCGTACATACGCTTTACTACATACAAGTCGTGCTCATATACTAGTATTGGATCTGCATCTTCTTCAGGCGGCGTTACATATACACCACCGTTTTTACCTCTAAAGTAAGGATCAGGATATTCAGGAATTACATGTGTCTCGTCTTCTTCCCCATCCTCACCTTCTATAACTATAGTGTTATCTTCTTCACTAGCTTCTTCTACTTCTTTGCCTAGTGATATCGGAGACTTAATCTTTCCTTTAAACTGGCAATCTTGACAACCCCCAGGATTTGATTTCTCAAACTCTGCGCAACCATGTGGGCCTTTAATGTGCTCTATCTTCTCCTCTGTTGTAGTCGGATCGTACTCTGGATGATCTTTCGATAGCTTGTGAATAGCCTTATCCTTATCGCTACAAAACTTTGCTATTGATAAAGCGTTAAACCATCTAGGCTCCGTCAAGTTCGCACGATCTTTGTACGCGTTAAGCAACTGCTGACATCCGTTTTCACTAGCACTACGCATCATAATCTTGGTAAAGCTAGATGTGTAGTTACCCATCAGAGACTTTGAAAGCTCAGACATCTCACGTTTAGGCGCGACCTCTAAACTTTCTTTTACACCTAGTATGCTACGTATATCTGCTATAGATGTTGGCTCAGCCTCTTCTAATACGGTTACTTTGTTAGGTGGATCGTCCTTAAAGTTATACGTCTCAGGAACTCTAAGAATTCTAGCGGGTTCAAATACTACTGGATCGATATAAAAGTTATGAGTTAAACAAAGGTCGCGTAGCCTACGTGCAACAGGTTCCCATTCTGCTCTCGTTAACTCTTCAATAGTGGGCCAGTATGCGTGTATACCGCGCCCTGAGTTAACTACAACTGGATCAGGCAATCCTATCTTTTCGCAAAAAGCCTTGAGTGCTTCTAGTCCGGTGGCTTGATCGATGTACCCATCAGGTCTACCAGTATCCTCACTAACTACAGCTTTAGCTTCTCCACAATCAATGTCTACCCAAAAAGATTTAAGTAGATGTACGTTGTCTTTGGTTCTATTTGCGTTGGTGGAAAATTTAGCAACCCCAAAATATACATCCCAACCATCAGAAACAAAATCCTCGACAAACTTGTTAACCTCCTCTCTAGTCTCAACTAAATGTTGATCTACTCGTTTTCCTTTTATACCTAATACACAAAACCACCCATTAGAGGGCTGTACTGTATTAAGTAAGTCCATAATTCGCTCTCTTATGTTAGGTTTATTACAAAATTATTCTGATTAATAAAGTTTTTTATAGCCTCTGACTGCGTAGCTCTAGGCATAGTAGCCCCTATAAACCAGTTATATATGGTTTGCCTACTAACTCCTAAGTACCGAGCTACCTCGGCGACAGGAATACCAAGTTTGATACACTGTCTGCCAAGGCGAACTCCTAACAACTTACGGTCAGCTTCTTTGTTTAACTTTACTAAACGTATGCTATATCCATAACTCATTATTCACTTAACCAATCGTCAACAACGTCAGCAACATCCTTCTTAGCTTTTGGCGCGGCTTCCTTTTTCTTAGTAGGGCGAACTTGTGGCTCTTCAACGACATCATCTTCAGGCTCATCTGCACGTTCTATCTTTGGCTCTTCTTTCGGCAACTTCTTTACGCCGTCAGTTTGAGCTACTGTAATAGATGTATATAACTTAGCTTCTGGTTTAGTCTTAGCTTCTTCAAGTAGCGTGTACTCTTCTTCAGTAATGTGACGCATTGGAGTAAATATTAACTCCATCGTATCTGCGTTGGCATCGAAAGCTACGTTAGTTACAACATCGTCAACACCCTCACCGTTACCTAGTAAAAACTTAATGTAGGACTCAAACGGATGCGCATTATTTAAACCTTTGCCGAACAAAGATTTGGCAGGTATATTCATTTGGTAGATGTCACCACTCGTATCCCCTGCTAGAAGCACAGCTAATCTACGTTGGTATCTACACGCCCTACCACCATTCTCACCGGAGCCTTTTACGTTTTGAGGACAAGAAATACATGACGCACTTTGTTGATCAGACGCCATGTCTTCTGGCTTTTCTCCTAAATTAGACCAACAGTTAGGTAGCGTAGCTTCTTTCTTAGGGTCAAACTTCTCCTTGTAGAAAATACGCGAGACTTTGGGTAGTAGGCTGACGATAATGACGTTAACCTCTCCACGTACAGCACTACCCATCTGCTCACCGTTCACTACACGCTTGAACGTACCGTTAGTATTAGCCTGAATACGTCGATTGGTGGAGCTTGTTTTCTGCATAAGAGACTTAGATAGCTCACTAAGCTCTCGTTTCCTAGTGCTAACTGGTGCGCTCTGGTCTTTAAATATCGCTAAATTACTCATGGTTTCCCCCTTTGTTGATAGACTTAAATACTTCTTTAACTGTTAACGGTTTTTTACCATCGCGTGGCGGTGCTACTTTTAACGCTCTTTCATAAAAATAGGTGAGCGGCTTAGAACTTGTAACCACTATAGATTCCCATTGACTTTTTTTCTGCATATTAACCCCTTATCGTTTGGTTGGTTTTCGTACTGATATTTTATATTCACTATTTGCTTGCAACCCAATCGGTAACTTATCAGGATTCTCCTCAATAAATTGCCTCATGTTTGTTTGTTGGATACGAGCCTCAAGCAAATGTAAAGCGTCGTTATCCTTTATGAACTGATGCATTTCCTCCCAATCAGTAGTCCAGTACCTAGTACTTACTCTACGTGATACCGTACCTTCCTTAGTCTTGTAGCTATCTAGATTAGAGTCGTTGCAGAACTCTAATAACTTACTACTAACCATATCTTGTTGCTCTCGTAGCTGTGCTATCTCTTCCTTATGCGCTAACTCTTTCTCACTTATAACACCACGTATCTTTCTATACGCGGCAACGTACTTCTCTATTTCATTTTCCATTTTTTATGTACCCCCTAGTCCATAAATACTCTCTTGTAGGGACTGCTCCCGCAAACATCAACTCTCGCTCGGTGTATCTAATAGCGTTGAGCCAAGTGCTCTCTGGCCCGACATACTCAACTTCTTGAGCTTTTGTTTGCCTATAAGTAGGTACAAAAATCTTATTCCCTAATTTAAAGCACCGAGTAAACGTTCTACCTAAAGTGTCACGCTCCCAAGATTCTTCTTTGAGTTTCTTTTCGTCTTGCATGTGTACAGATTTACTAGCCATAAATGACCCCCTTGTGTTGTTTGAACTAACAAGTATACCAGTTAAATTTACAATGTCAAAACTATTCTGATACTTCTTGTCTATATAGGTCGATAATTTGGGAGTGGTTCCCAATCTTGTTACGTAGCATTGAATACAATCGGTTTTCAACATCGCTCCCTTGTATATGCACAATAGTCATAGCGTTTTGTTGGCCCGGTCTATCAATACGTGCGTTAGCTTGTAGATAGGTTTCAACACTAGTAACTGGCGCATACCAAATGATTGTATTTGCAGCTGTTAAAGTTAAGCCGTGTGAAGCGGCTTGCGGTTGGATAATTAAAACTCTTGGGTCTTCTTCAGTTTGAAACTTAGTAATTCTTTCAGATCTTTTATTTAACGACACCGCGCCATTAATGACCGCACAAGTGATGTTATTCTTTTCTAGTTGTACTTTTAATAGCTCTATGGTGTGAGTAAACGGCACAAAGATAAGAACTTTATGTGAGGACTCTTCGATCACCTCTAATATAGCGTTAATCCTATTAGATACATCAAACTCAATAACTTCTTTCTCGTCTGAATAAACCGCACCACCGGATATCTGTAACAGTTTGTTTATGTTAGTCGCGGCGTTTACAGCCGATACTTGTTCTCCACCTGCCTCCATAACCATTTGTTTCTTTAACTTAGCGTAGTACTTTTTCTGTTGTGGAGTTAAAGGTGCTTCACGCTCTACAAAAGTTACAGGCGGTAAGTCTAAACATTGATCTTTCTCAAACCGTATCGCGGGTTGTAGTACTTTATGCACCACATCTTTAGCATTGGATTTAGGTATCCACTTAAACTGAGATATCTTGTACATCACTTGGTCTCGAAACTGCCCGAAAAATTTTGGTGTTTTATCAGGGTTGACTAGCTTCGCAAGTCCAAAAGCATCTACAGGTGATTGAGCCGCTGGAGTACCAGTAAGCATCCATAGCCATTCGGGTTTGGTTGTTATACGTTTAAGTATCTTCCAACGATTAGTCTGTGGGTTCTTATAAGCATTGGCTTCATCCACAACGATTAGATCAAAGCCACCTTTCTTTATATCGTCTTCGACTACGCCTACACCATCAAAGTTAATGATGACAAAATCAGACCCTGCGTTAATAATTTTCTTACGCGTTTGAGCACTACCATGAGCCACACTACAACTACGGTGCATAGCAAACTTAAACAAGTCTTCTTGCCACGCCGACTTCATGATTGATAGGGGGCAAATGACTAGCACTCGCTTAATAAGCCCAAGTTTCATCAAGTAATCAGCACTCCATATAACCGATGCTGTCTTACCTGTACCTTGCTCGTTAAAACAAAATGCTTTCTTGTTTAGTGTTAAAAACGAAGACGTATCACGTTGATGGTCATAGGGTTCAAACTTCCCTGTCCATTCGTAGTCTCTTTTTATGGGCGATGGCACATTAAGTATACGCAACTTCGCCAACTCTTGGGACTCTTGAAAGCCCCATTTAATCGCTATATTAAAAATATCCCCCTCCTGACTAATTACCTTGCTGTTTTGAATTCGCTCTGTTACTAACTCTGGACGCCTTGTGCGTATTAAAAGAGCCTTATCGTTTATTATTTCCACGTCGTTTTCGCTCCTTTGGACTAGTCTCTGATACTAAACCCTTTTTAGAGTTACGATCAAAGCTACGATTAGCACTTGCTGTAGTAACCCTAGTGCCGTCTTTGTTAGTACCCCCTTTTGATATAGCCTTGTTGTGTGCTACATCTTTGTTGTCACCTTTCTTTACTGACCCGTTCTTCAGGGCTTTGCGTCTTGCTTTGTTACGCATTGCTCGGTTCTTCTTTTGCTCTTCAGTGCCTTGATATGTGTCGTATTCCTTCTTGTAGTTACGTCTTTTTCTCATGGGAATGTCCTTATCTAGTGTTATGCTCACATGATACCACGGGACAAAATCTACACAGCGGCCCCGATACAGCATTCCATACAGCTGTTTGTTCTGCTGTATCTAACCTATCTAAAGTCGACTCAAACGTATTAATGTACTTGCTCATGTGCTCTCTATAGTGATTTTTTCTAATTAAATCGCCACTTACGACAAATAGTAAAGCAGACTTAATGGTATCTACTTCAGGAAACTCTACAAACAAACCTCCGGCAACTAAATCTAATTGTTTAGTATCCGCGTATCTAGCGTTCTTACTTGTTTTATAATCAATCGAGTAAGCTGTATTGCCGTTTATTATCACTACGTCAGCAATACCACGCCACCAAACGTCTTTGCCCAAGAACTTGCATGTTTCGTACCCGTCCTCAGTTTTCTTAAGCCCCATCTTATGTTCTGTGTATTTATCCCCCTTTTGTTT